TTTCCCCAAGGCATATAGCAAAACAAGTTTTCTTCAAATAACTTTTCATTTATAACAAACATTTTAAATACTATTTCTTGTATATCACTACCTATCCCCGGATACTTGCTTTTTCTAAATGCCATTTCTTTTAATATATTCTTATTGTATTCTGCAGAATATTCATTTTCTTTTGTTCCGGGTTTTAAATTTTTAGTTAAAAAAAACTTCATTAAATCAGGTATCCTTTGGTTTTCTGGCTTATCGCAAACACGACGCTCATCGTCATTATCGTATTTTGGTTCATCTTTGCCATCGTATTTTGTGCATTTATTTATTTCTGTGCATAAAAAGGTATCAAATGATTCCTTATCTTCCTCTTGCTCTGCTTTATATTTTTCAATATTTGCTGCATTACAATAAGTTTTAATGTCAAAATTATCAACTAATACATTGGAAGTGCCATAGAATCTTTTTTCATCTTTCTCATTAAAATTCATCATTTGGCTATTATAATGAGGTGATTTAAGGCAAGCACTGGGAAGATAAGGAGACACTGCACTAACATTTGTTTCAAGCTCAGAATCTTTAGTAGAATACATAGGAATTCTTGCAGCATCTTTTTCTATTGCGACGCATCCCATATTATGACAGGATGATGTTAAATCAGTTCTAAACAGGTTCTTATCTTTTAGCTTACTATTTTCAACTATATCTAAATATTTAGAATATTTGCTTGTCATTAACTCCATCCATCTATTTTGCTTAGAAAAAGCATCAAGTGAAGGGAATAAAGTATATGCCGTGCCATTGTTTTTATAATTATATAGATTAGGTATATATAAAACTACTTCGTAATTTCCTTTAAAAACATAAATACCCTTCTCTTTTTCTAATCTTTTAGCCAGCATAACATATATTGGCAAGGGTATTTTTTTCAATGATGCAGGTTGCAGCAATGTTTTTTGAACCTCTTCAAGTTTAGCTTTAATACTACTCTTAATATCTACTTCATTAATACTTGGAAAAACATAAAAGAACATATTTTTATTTTTATGAACCTCTTCAACATTATATTCTTTAAATGTCATAAATATACATCTTTTATGATACAAAAACTTAGTATCTTTTGTGATTGTTTTAAATAGCTTATTATTACATTTTGCGATATCAAATTTTTTAGGGTCTTTGTTATCACATTCTATGTTTTCACATTCTTTGTTATCACACTCTTTTATATCTTTTTCTTTATCTCCATTTTTATATTTGAGCATTTTATATATATGTAATTATTATATTTATTATATATATATAAAAATATTATCACTATATCTATATGAATACTATGGATACCAAGGATACCAAAGATACCAAGGATACCAAAGATACCAAGGATACCAAGGATACCAAGGATACCAAGGATACCAAAGAAATTGAAAGTCTAAATAAATATATAGATGCTTGTATATTTAATAGCACGCATTATGATATTGCGTTTGTTGCACATAAATATCTAAAGGATAAGCACCGATATGTTAAAAATAATACTTGGGAATATTTAGCAGATACTGAATGGATTGCAGACATTAAAAATCAGCATTTAGCATATTCTATAAGAACTATAGTATGCAGTGCTTTTACACAGCGCTCTTTGTATTGGGCAAATGCGAAGGATGCGAAGGATGATAGTAATTATCCGGATAATAGCAAATATCCGGACATAGAACTCATTTCTAATAAATTATTGCTTATCAGTTTAAAACTAAAAGAAAATAAATATATATCTATATTAATTAAAGAGTGCAAGCAATTTTTCGTATGAAGGATATATATGGTGTTCGCAGTATATGCGAAATATACAAAATTATAAAAGCTAACTATAAGTTTGATATTGATATAGGCGATTTTAAAATCACAGAGACTGATATTTCAATATTCAATGATTTTAATAAGGAATTATTAGAATCCTCAGACAAATACTTGAATTACGCGTTTGCCTATAAATATTTAGAAAAATGTAATAACTGCTATCACATAACATACAATGATCTAAATATGTATATTATTATGCGACACAAAATAACAAAAAAAGAGAAGATACAGGTATTTAAAAATATATATCGCGTGCATTTAATATCCAAGATATACAATATATCAAAATGGGACAACTACATATTTAATTTTTATATTATTATGAACCCTTTAAAAAGATGCTTGCCATCTAAAAAGAATGACCTGATAGATGTTAAAAATATAAATGGTGGCTTCACCTATATTAATAGAAATGATATATATATTATACGCAAAGAGGACTATAACAAGGTAATAATCCACGAACTATTGCATCATAATATATTAATACATAAGCAAGACTGGCTGGAATCAAATATAAAGAGATTGCAAGAGCATTTTAATATAAACAAAAGTATGCTTTTAATTCCCAATGAAGCCATAATAGAGACCTATGCGTGTGTATTAAATACAATATTCTATTCTATAGAGACTGGCACGAGTTTAAAAAACAATTTTAAAAAAGACCAAGAACATTCAATACTATTGGCAAAGAAAATATTAGAAAAGCAGGACGGAAAGGAATGGAATGAAAAAACGCATTCATACTGCTATATTGTTTTCAAAACAATACTTTATGTATACTTTAATAACTTCTTAAAAATATATAAGTATAATAATGATACCGCAATAACCGATTTTTTAATTAAGTATTCATCGCGCATATATAAAAGGTTTCGTGGTGCTCGTGATATTGGCAACAAATTAAAACAAACGATATATTAGGATAAATAATAAGTTATTTTTTTACTATTTAAGAAATCTATATAATTTATTAGTATAAGGTAAGTAAGTGTATTTTTGCAATGTCTATAGAGGATATTAATTATATGAAAGAGAACAGCATTAAGCAGGCATATACTTTTATTATAGATAGTGCAGAAAGGAATCGCGATATGTATCCAAATCCTAATAATTATGTAGTTAATTTTAGCACGCCTTTTAAGAATATTATAGGTATGGAAATTATTGATGCAAGTATTCCAAGGGCGATGTATACAATAGATGTGGATAATAATGAATTTTACTATTATATTGGTGATGATACTGGCGACGAAATAATAGAAACAGGAATGCAAATAAATAATAATGCTAATTTAATACTTAAAAACTGGAATTATACCTCTAATATATCCAGTAGTTCCAATATATCCAGCAGTTCCAATGTATCAAGCAGTTTAAGTAGCTATACCACATTTAATACTTCTAACAGTTCTAATGTATTTAATAGTTTTATTATATATAACAGTTCCAATATATATACTAAGACCACTATATTTAATAATTCCAATATATTTAATAATTCCAATATATCAACTTTTAAAATAATGAATACTTCTAATATATATGCGACTGCTAATATAATTAACTCTTCTAATACAATCAATAATTCTAATATATATATCACATCCAACATATATGATACATCAAATATCTATAATATATCAAGGAGTTCTAATATATCTCACTTAGAAATATCAGGCGACCGCTATGCAATACTAAATAACTCAATAAATTTATATAATATATATAACAATGGCAATAATGGCAATAATGGCAATAATGGCAATAATACTAACATATTAGGTGGTTATGTTAAGGGATTAACATTCAATCTATGCATTTACCCACAAATAAGCGTAAGCGATTATAATACCAAGTATAATATTATAGATTTTAGCTATAGCCATACATATTCTAATGATACCGATATATATTTTAGAAATATTAGCATTGATGTAGAAAAGGATACAGACGATACCTATATTTTGACATTTGCTATAGGAACGCGTAGAGAGGCACTGTATGGCATAGGTATTTCTAATTACATAAATATATACTGGTCTATATTAAATACCTCGTGGTCTATTGGCGTATTTGATGTAAATAATTCGGCGATAGCATACGAAGAGTTTGCAAATTGCGAGAAACTATATAATGTGTTTTTTACAAAAAAATACATAGGAAAAAAACACAATACTGTAAGCGGATGGAATGACAATACCTTGCTATTTAAGGACTTCAAAATATATAATGTGCCTATGATGACATATAATACTATGCTATCATATATAAACTTGGCATCGCCGCCTATAAGTAGCTTGCCGGTATGGTTTAAAATGGATGAGATAGTAAATAATACGATTATAAATGATGGCAATAGTCCTACGATAGGATACAAGGATATTTTCAAGACGGTTTATATATCGCCAGGTGATTATACTTTCAAAACATTTATAACTAAATATAATGAGCTAATAATTACTGATGAGATGGAAATAATGTTTAAGGAGACCAGCACGCCGCCTGAATTAAAAAACTTGATAGATATATATTCCAAGATGCCTTTATTAATAGATATGAAAAGGAGCACAGTATCAGAAAATCTTGGGTTTGATTTGTATCCTACGCAGAATAATGAGGATAGATATATATCTAAGCCATATGCCAATACAGACAGTGTTCTTGCAAAGATGTTTTATAGCAGGCTCAATGCGACTTATGATATGCTAACGAGTGTTGATAATAAATATATAATAACATCGCCTGGCATTGTCTATTTCATAGGTAATAAATATATAATTATGAGATGCCCAGAGATTGAAGAGCATTTATATAGGTCGCTTTCATATTCAAAGAATACATTAGGTCTTGCAAAGTTTCGCGTAGATAGTGTAGGTATTAACAGTGAGAAACTAACTATTACAAAGATACCTGTGCGTGAATTTCATCCTATTGGGAAACTCTCACGAATGAGCTTGAGGTTTGAAACAAATAAGGGAACATTATATGACTTCAAAGGAATAAATCATAACATTATATTTGCTATATTCTATTACGAACCGACGCAAAAAAACACTCCAAAGATGTCCATATTAAATCCCGAGTATAAGATGAATTACCTTGACTATCTATATAAACAGGAAGAAATTGAGGGAGAATCAGACGATGATAATGGCGATGACAATGAAGACTTCTCACGAGACAACATTGATGCTTATAAAACAAAGGAACAGCTATATAATGAACGAGGAGTTAAATTACAACAGTTTAATAATTATTTTCAAAACAATGACCAGTCAGTTATAATGCAAAATGAAGAAGGAGGAGACGATGAAGACGCTGATGAAGACGATGAAGACGGCGAAGACGCTGATAAAGACGGCGAAGACGCTGATAAAGATTATAATGATAGTGAATATAAATAATTTAAAAATATCAAGTATCAGCCTAAGCAGCTCAAGCAGCTCAAGCAGCTCAAGCGGCCTAAGCGACAGGTCTTATTTTGGTTATAGTAGATTCAGCAGGCTTTGCAGGTTGCTCAGTATTATCTATGGGTATTCTTCTTGATGGCGTAGGCATAGTCGGCTTTGCAGGTTGCTCAGGTAGAGTAGCAATTACCTTTTTAGGCTCATTGTTAACCGGCGCATCTTCGGCAATTGGCTTTATTGTATGCTCTGGAGAAGCTGGCGAAGCTGGCGAAGCTGGCGAAGCTGGGGCAAATCTCTTTAATTGTTTTATTATAGAAACAAGATCATTTACATTAACATTGCTGCTGCTAAATGTTTGTATTATGACATCTAAATTAGCTTTTTCATCTTCTGTAGTAGTATCCTTATTTTTTAAATCATTTAAGAGAAAAAGTATTTGTTCCTTCATATTATCTGTGCCATCTTTAAATTTTTCTATTTTTGCGGGTGGTGCAAAAACACAAGCATATAATAAAGTTATAAAAATACATATAGCAAAGATCAAAGACATATATATAAATAGGTTTTCATAATCTATAGGTGTCATATTATAAATAATATATATTCTGTTAAAAGATAAGATATTTATTTATGTAATTACTAATAAATTATTGTGTATATATAGTATAGATAAATAAATATAAATGACTGAGCTCAATTTATTATATGGAGGGGATAATTTATTAAGTGATAATAATACTATTGATAGAAAGGAAACCGCGTATTCCTCTAAAATGTCAAACCAGTTATCAAGCCAGCAATTACATCAGTTGGCGCTTAATAATGATAACAGCGGCGGTGGCAGCGGTGGCAGCGGTAGCAGTGGCAGCGGTGGCCACGAAGATAAACCAATGATGCCTCCTCCCCAAAGTCAATCTATGCAAATCGCTCAGCAACAAATGGCACAGCAAATGGCTAACCAGCAAATGCAGCAACAAATGATGCCTTCGCAAACTAATAACAATTCGCAAGTATATGCAAGGAAGAATGAATACAATTTCCTTGATAGAATGAATCTTAAAAAAACCGAAGTTATAAAACTCGCCCTTTTCTCTTTAGTAATAGTTCTTGGTATATCTATTGATAGAATGCTAACCTATTATGTATCCAAATATATTAATGATAATATCTTGACAGATTTTCAAGAATTATTGCTAAGATTAAGCTATCCCATAACTATCTTTTTATTGCTATGGATATTTAAAGCAATATAGGATTGATTAAATAGGATTGATTAGATTAGTATTGGTTATTTTTATAATATATATATATAAGAAACTTATAAATATTTAACAAAAATGGAAAATAGTAATCCAAGTAAACCAACTATAATGGACAGGGTTATAAATGGGAGTGTGTTAATAGCCGCATTCATACTTTTGTGTTCCTTAATACATTTCTCATCACAGAAATTATTTATTTATTTTAATATTTATATGTATTTATCAAAAAAACAAAATTATGAAAAGGCGAATTATATGGTGAATAGCAGTTTTATTAAAACTTTTTATACTGACAGGCTATTATATGGATATATTAACATTGAAAGAACACTTATGATAATCTTGCTTTTATTATCAGTTCTTGCCTTTTTCGGCATTCTATATAAAAATAATGTTAATTACGGATTTTTGAATTATTATTATGGTGATACAGAGGAGTATACCTTCGTAAATCTCTTTATAAATAACATTATCTTCCTCGCTATAATTTATTGCAGTGCGCAAATATATTGGATTATTTATGATCAGCCTAAAGATGTAATACTTGATACAAATGATACAGAATTAAAAACCTTCATTATTAATCATCTATCATATGAATATTTATTTGAGCATTATAATGCTATTAAACTAAATGAACTTCAAGAATATAATATAAATACTTTTGTGATTAATCAAACAGATACAAAAATATATGTTTATGATACTCATATTACTCCTAATTTTAAAGACAATACAGCAATATTTAAATTATGTCTTACATCTTATATACTGAACGATACTACGAGGTTCGTATATATAAGGAAAGCAATTTTTGATTGTATTGATAATATGAGCTTAAAAAAAGATAATAGAGTAGATTCTCTTACAAAATTAACATCAGAAAAACTGAGTGAAAAACTTGCAAACATCAATATTATCGCAAACTATAATCATAATGATAACAGGGCTCTGCCGCCATTAGAAGTTATGTTAGATAATTTAATTAGTAATATAACAACTACTGATATTGAAGGTGTAAAACAAAAAAACAAATTGCAAACAGTTCTTGATAACATAACGAGCGGCAATAAAGATGTAACAAAAATGCTGGAGCTTCACCAAAATATTGTAAAACAATTTAGGAATACTATTGAAAAATACAAAGAAATATATGATAAATATTCAACATATTATATGGTTAGCTTGCTAATAACAAATTTCCTTCTAACATATTCAGTGTTGATACTATTATATATATTAATAAAAATATTTAGTATAAATTCTACTACTTTTGAAAAAAAAATATATAATGTTTATAAATTTAAAACAGACTTATACAACTATGTGTTATTCATATTAGTATTATATTATTTTATAACTTGTCCTATGATAATTTTTGGGTTCAATTAATAAATAATAAATATAAATTTATAAATATAAAATAAAGAGATAATATATAATAACATTTTAATATAATGAGTGCAAAAAAGAATACTGGTGATGATGAAGCTGGCGAAGCTGTAGAAGCTGTAGAAGCTGGAGAAGCTGGAGAAGCTGTAGAAGCTGTTGATGCTGGGGTAGAAGCTGTAGAAGCTGGTGATACTGTTGATACTGGGGTAGAAGCTGTTGATACTGGGGTAGAAGCTGGCGAAGCTGTAGAAGCTGTAGAAGCTGGTGATGCTGTAGATGGTGGTGGTAATGCTAAAGGCAAAGGCGCTAAAGGCGCTAAGGGAACTGTAATAGGTATTGAAGAAGTTTGTAAAAATATAAATAATACCATTATATTCTTCATATTTTGTATAATTATAATAATTATAATTGTATCACTATTGATATTAGCCATAAATATTATAAATTATATTTTATTTACAATATATTGTATTAATGATAACATTGTTGATTATACTACAGAAAACCCTGCAGATATTATCTTAGGGGATAAATATAAATTTAGATTATTAAATTATGTCAATAATCTAAATTATAATAAATTAGATAATCCCAATGATACATATAAATCAAATAACCGATATGATACTATGTCGTCAGACCTGTATATTCACAAAACTATTACATTATATAATTACATTGTTAAGCTATTATTGTTGATAATGTTTGCAATACTTATTGGAACACTATATAATATGTTTAATATTCTAATTGCATATTCTAACAGTTGTATTAATAAAGTTGTGTGCGAATTTATACCTTCAACAATTTACAACAGTAATACGCATATTTATTATATTATCATAATAATCGTTATATTTATATGCGCACATAGCTACATATATACTTATGGTTTCAATAAGAATATATATAAGGAGATATATGATGTATATGATGGCGAAAGCGGCGAAAGCAGTGGTCAAAGTAAATATAAATTGGCAGATATAATGGTATGTAATGCCGTTAATTATATAAATGACGAAGATACTGTTAAAAATGAAAAAATTAAATTATCGCAATATTTAGATGATTTAAAGAATTTCTCTTATGACAACATATATTTTAATAAATTTTTAAATGATAATTTAAACCTTACCAATGATGCAGACGAGGTGTTTGGCGATTTAATTAATAATGGAATCATAATTAATAATGGAATCATAGCAAATAATAAATTTATAATCCCTACTGAAGTTGGCCCTGAGGAGAATACTAACATCCTATTAAAAAAAATTTGTAATATAACTGATGCTAATGCTGCTAATAAAGAACAAGAATTATTGGCAAACAAGATATATTTATATTTAATATATAACTATGTCATTACGCGTAATAAAGAAGACCCCTTTATAATACACAAATTGAATAATATATTTTTAAATACATTTGAAAACCTATATACAAGGTTTACAGAAGAAGAGAAAAAAAAGAGAAAAAACATTATAGATACAGCAAATAAAGAAGTAGCACCAGCAGCAGCAGATGCAGATGCACAAAATAATGAATTAACACCAGAAGAAAAAAAAGATGCAGAAGAAGAAAAAAAGAAAGATGCAGAAGAAGAAAAAAAGAAAGCAGCAGATTTAGCAAGAGCAAAAGCAGCAGATGAGAAGAATGCAAAAATAGATAGAAATGATTTACTTGATAAATTTAATAGTGAAATAAAATTTATGTATAACGAGATTAGAGGTTCTTATACAATTAAATTCTTATTACCTGTAAATACAAAGAAAGAAGATCTACTTAGGAGATTACATCGTAATGCAGATTTAATATTACAATATATTTATAAATATAAGGAAAATGAAAATATCTTAAAATTAACAACAACAGAAACAGCAGCAAAGGATCAAACTTCAACAGATTTTGGAAAGTTGAATGATTATACAAAAACAGAAGTTCCGTCAGGAAAGTATAGTATTTTAAGAAATAAGTTAAAAGAAAAAATAAATGATTTTGCTGGAACATTTTCTAATTTTTATCAAGAGGATAAAACATTAGGAGATGTCAATAGGATTGTATACAAGATTAATTTTTATCTTGCAATAGAGATGCTTATAACTATTATCTTCATACTAATAGTTTTATTAATATTATATAAATCTAATAAATATCCGTTTTTAGAAAAATATATAAATATAGCAATAACATATGCTATATTAATTATTAACGAGGTTATATCAGCTATACTTGGTATCGTATAACAAATGCTAAGCACAGCTAAGCCTCCGGCTAAGCACAGCTAAGCTACATATATATAATTTTTATAATAGTTTATATATTCTTTCATAGCGTCCTCGTTAGCCATACCTTTAATATCATTCCACGCCTTCCATTTTGCGTGAGCCTTGATATAAATACTATAGGGTTCTTGGATATTGCAATCACCCACTGTCGCCTGCTTATAAAACTTATAGAAGTCTAATTTAATAGCATCGCTTATATTAAGCTTATCCATATCAACATCCTTGATAATTGCAAGGACACTCTCAAACTCAGACGCGATCTCCATATTTCTTTTTACTTACAATAATATATTGCAAAATCTTTATATTATTTTATGATTCTTTATATTATTTTATACAAATATAATAGGAATGAAAACACATCCCTTTATAATTATTTTTGATATAGACAAAACTATAATAGGGAATGTTGGTATGTTAACTAAAGAATATCATTTATTAGAATATATATATAATATATGCAAGCGGAAGGGTGTAAACACCAAATGCCCTTTTCCTGAACTCTTTGATATGCAAGAAGAATTGAAAAACGGGTTATTGCGTCCATTTGCTGCTGATTTTATAAATTATTGTAATAAGAAATTTAAAAATGCCGAGGTATTCTTTTACACTAATAGCAGCTATAAATGGACTAATGGTGCTCTTGGAGAAAATATAGAAAAAGCGTTGCGTATCAAAGTAAATCGCCCATTTTTTACGAGAGAGGATTCTATGAATCTAAATAGGACAAAATCATTAGCTAATATATATCCTACAATAATTAAATCTTTGCTTAGAAGATATCCGTCCCTTAATGATGAAAAGATTGCCGAACATACATTTAATAATAGAACAATATTTGTAGATGATGTAAAGGATAATATTTTTGCATATACAAATAGACAGCTTGTATGCCCTGCATATGAATATATGCCTTACTATGATGTATATGAGAAGTGTATTACTAAATACAAGATAGACCCGCTAATATTCAATGACAAGGATATCCTTAAATATATGGGCGATAATGATATGCATATATATAATAAGAATGGAAATATATATCAAAAAAACAAGGAATATATAGCAATAGCAAACCTGTATAATTTAAAGCGACACGAGATAAACAAGAAGGAAGATAAAGATACCTATTACAAAGAGCTCATAGCAGAACTTTCAAAAAAATCAATAAGCAACAAATGTTTGACTGACAAAAATATCAAGGCTATAAATAAAAAGATAAAGATACCTATAGAAGAACCTGAATAGCTGCTGCGAATAGCTGCGAATATATTCATAATACTCTTAAATTTATTATAATAGCATTGTTTTCTATAATATAACTCTCTATATTATTGTGTATATCAAAGTTTACATAGCAACACTCTGTCTTATCAACGCATCGCCGATGCTTTATTATTTTTCTATATAAGGAGTCTGTCATATCACAATTATTTTTTAATAAATTATTACTATGTATATTATAGGCAACCTTGTGCAGCTCGTAAAATTCGTATAGGTTTTTTCTAATAAACTGCCAAAATTTAAGGAGAACTAAATATATTTCGGCTAAACAGCAAAAATGCTTATCATATTCTAATATAAAATATTCACCAGTATCGTCAATATTATTAGATTTTTTTACAAAACTTATAAAGGTTTAATACTTGGAAATGTTTGAAGCAATCTTTAATTTATTTATTTTTGAATTTGATATGTTTTTAGATGTTAAATGTTTTTTATAACACGATATTAGGCTTATGCGGCTTATGCGGCTTACGCGGCTTATGCGGCTTATGCGGCTTATGCGGCTATTGTTGCGATCTACTTGCTGTATTATATTTTGAGATAGATAATTTAATAGGTTAAGCTTGGGTTCTTCTTGTGTTGCTATAAATTGCTTTAGTTTATTGTAATGTTTGAGATTATCATTATTAGCAAGCAACTCATTTAATACAATAGAGTAGTTATTTTGATACACGCGTTTATAAATGAGTATCTTAATGTCGTCGGGCAATTCTTGTAAATAGTTAGATGAGAATAATTTGAATACGCTATTACTCATCTAATTATTATACATATTTCTAAATATCTTATATCTATTTGCAAATTTACATTTTACATATTTATAAGCCTTGAAATACAAATTTTTTTTATTTTATATATTAGATAGTAGAGAGAATATTTACAATGAATAGTGAAAGAGCAAGAGAAAGAGCAAGAGCAAGAACAGCACCGCCATCTATGTCAGAGAATTTTAACAGAAGGATGAGAGAGAGAGAGAGAGAAAGGAGACAGCCATTAATAGACGAGATGTTTGACGATAGGAGAGGAACAAAGTTACAGCACAAATATGAGCGTGGTTCACCTAAAAAATTTGAAGCTTTAAAGGTTAAACACGAAATTTCATCATTATTCAGAGAAGAAGAACTAACACCAGAAGAATATAATAATATATTAGATATATTTAGATATAATCTTGGAGAAGAAGAAGATAGTCATAATAAATATTTAGATTTTGTAAAAGACCTGGATGAAACATTAAAACGGAACAAAGTTATTAATAAGGAGCTTTCAGAAATGTATTATTATGACAAACAGAGTAGGCTTGTAATAATATTTGCCTTTGGTCAAATATTACCTAAACTTATAAAAGCAAGTATTCCAGCAAATATAGCATCATTTGTTATAATTATTTTAAATCTTTATAATGTTCAATTAATGATTTATTATTACAGAATTTTTATAGATAGTAGTAATCCAGGAATTCAAAAGTTGCAATCAGGAAAACCGTTTAGTGCAAATATAGGAATGAAGATATTCAATGACGCCATTGAAAAGTCAAAAAAATCTACATTTTTTTCAAATATAGATAATTTAGGACAATTTAGTCCTTGTATAAATTTAATGAAAATAAAAGAAAATATAGGAGCTTTTATGACTGAACAAAAGGTTTATATGAATGATAATAAAAATCGTTTAAGATTTGTATTTTTATATTTTGCAATCTTTGTAATTATGTTATATATCGCTATTCATTTTGATATAGATGAATTAATAAATATGTTTACTAAATTAAATACGCCGCTGACGCCGCCGACGCCGAAGTCGCCTTACCGTCAAACCCCAAGATCAAAACAGCCATTATTAAATCAAACCCCAAGAATTCGTTTATCCTCACCAACAGGGGGTGGTAAAAAGGTTAGGAAATCAAAGATAGCTAAGAAACCTGTATAGATAGGCTTGACTATAGATTTATTATTTTTATTTATATTATATTAGAGAACTTTACAATATTACAATGGAAAGATTCAAAGAACTTGCACATAAAGCAAGAATATCTAACGCAGCTATACAAAAAGATAAAAAATATACACGAGCTCAATCCGCTCCGGCAGCTCCGGCAGCTCCGGCAGCTCAATCCGCTCCAAGTGTAGAAAGATTTTTGCACACAACATCATCAATAGAGAAAAGGCTTGATGATATAGAATGTTCTATAAAAAAAATAGAATTAAATTTGATTTTAGTTGATGGAGAAGGAGAAGATTACGCAGAGTATTCTGATTTAAAAAATAAATTAAAAGGAATATGTAAGCAAGATACTACACTTAATGATTTTTTAAGTAGTATGGATAATAAAAGGAACAGTAATAGGTTAAAGAGACTTATTAACTGGTTGTCTTTGATATGCCCGCTTATTACTATATTTAATCAAACAGCGATACCGCAACTTATAAGCGAAAAAATCACAAACAAAGATCTTGAAATCGCATATCCTACTTTTCAAAAATATGCGATAGCTGCAGGTAGAATATTTACAGAGTTTCTTAATAGTGTAGAAAAACAAAAGGATACTGTTGAGATTTTAGACAAAGTTTATGAAATTGATCCTTTCGCTGGTATAATAAATAGTGTATTAGCAAATACAACCCGTGTTCCTGGAACAATAGTGCAATTACCTTCAATAATTAGAAAAGTACACGCGCTAAGTGAGCCTATGCGAATTGAAGTTATAAGCAAAGGTAAGCATTACTCAAGTAAATTATGTAAAAGTTATAATATTATAATTAAAATATTCTATTTAGCAATGTTTATGTATATTTTATATAATTCTAAATTTAGATTAAGAGGCGATAATACTCATCATAATATAACTGATGTGTTTAAAAATATGAATATGACGAGTTTTTTAAAAAATAGTGGCGGCAAGAAATCTAAGAAATCTAAGAAATCTAAGAAAATGGATTAGATAATTTTACAGTCTCTATAGTTATTTTAATCAATAAGAATTTCTCTTAATAGGTGTTGTTTTAGTTTTTCTAACACTACCCATTGATCTTGCTTTAGCTTTTTTACGCGCTTCCTTTTGAAATTCATCTATATATTTGAAAGCCGTTGTTTTAAGTTTATTTTGTCGGGTTTGTTTTGCGTGTAGTCCAGACAACGCTTCGTTTAATTCAATCTTTCTATTTCTAACAATTAGTAATCCAGTTTTTTTCCAACCTGTCCTTTCTTGTAAATAGCCTTTGTTAGCCTGAGTAGTATACAATCTCATCATTAAATCATCAATTCGGCGTTGGTGTTGAACATATTCTTGTTCTATTAAAGCCTTTATCTGTTCAATATCTCTATCATATTGGATATTTTCTGCATTGGAAGAGATAATACCTTGATCTATTTTCTGTTTACTTGCATCTTGAAATCTTAATCCTTTAAAAATAGGTCTTGCTTCATTGCGATTAGCAATTGCTACTTGTTCGCGAATTTTAGAATTAGTAGCCGCCATAGCCGCCATATATTTATATTATCTAATTATATGAGATATTATTTATAATTAAATTATTTGTCTTTATATTTTATTCTATATAAAGACAAATAATGAATAAAAAAGGCGAATGTATAAGGAATAGATTATATTAAATTTTAATTAATGGCTACCAAAAAAACCACAATAGTTTTTTCTATAAATGTTCACGAAAACCTGGACTTTTTAATAAAACAGCTTGAAGATATTAAAAGAAATGTTTTAGTTAACTATATTATTATTATAAATGCAAATGAACATATGTATAATGAAATAAAGTATAGCGGGCTAATTACTGAACTTAACATTGTGGTATATCCCTGGTATGTTGAGAAAATACATAATCACGGCACTTTAACAATGGGAATCTATCTTAATCTGGAGTATGCAGTTAGTAATTATATATTTGAATATTTTGTTGTATTATCAAGCAGGAACTTATTTTATAATAAATTGCATCAAGGTAATTATAAAGATATGCCAAGGATTTGCGAAAGTGTATCTGCCAATAACTTAAATATACATGAATGGCATTGGCATTTATTTTTACAAACTAAGCTGGCAGAACATATTATTGAAAATAACCTGGTATTTAGCAAATCTTATGAATTTCATGAAGGATTAACCTTTGATTACCAATTATCTCAAAATATAGTCGGCTATCTTCAGAGTAATGAAGATATTAAAACAGATTTATTTAATTTTAACTGGGGCGTTGAGGAGTTCGCTTTGCATACTATTGCGCTAAATTTAAACGGCTACTATTATCATATAGGAAACTGGACGCTCACAGATGATTATATAAATATTGACACGCTACCAAAAGACCGGTTTGTTTATAAAACATATAGGAGCATATAAGGAAACTTAATAATTTAGCAAGGGCGAATTAATGAAATTCCAGACATTATTTTTAACACTGCTGTCATAATGTGCAATAAATGGCAAAGTGCCAAATACTAATCCCTTGGTTATATATTTGAGATACTGAATATTCAAGCCTTTAGAATGGCATTTATTGATGAAATATGCTTTCATTAATTGAATGTATTCGGGGTCGGGGGCGTTGTTATTCAATATTAAATCATAGCCTAATATGCTTTGATACATTTTACCGTAATCATAATAAATGTCTCCATTTAGTGTCAGCGTATTGTCTATAACCCCTTTCATATCAATAAACTTATAATTATTATCATATGTTAAAATAATATTAGAAAACCAAAAATCCCCGTGTATCATTGCAGATATAATGGGTTCAAAATGGGTTTCAGTGCCTTTTATAATATCCTCTAAAATTTCATTAGATCCTTCAAAATAATAGTCCTGGTTATTAAATCTGGTTCTCAATTTATTTATATAGTTATTTTTAATATTATCTCGCGTTATTATAGTATCTTTGGTATCTGTATTGGTATCATTATAGGTATGAAAGGTATTTAGAATATCAAATAGGTTGTCAATATGTTTGAAAGTTAGAAGTTTGTTTTTATATAGGTAATAGAGAGGTATGCCTTCTATATAATCTATTTTCAGCTCTATAAATGAGTCCTCGCGTTCGCTATAATTATGTAATTTTGGGAAGTAATTTTCAAACTCGCGAGGTATATTTTGGTAATAGAAGAGCTCTCCTTTTAATATATCAATAGGTCCTCTTTTAATAATGTATTCATCGCATTTTCTAATGTAATTATATTTATTATTTTTTATTTTATTTGGTATAAACTTGTTGCAAGGATCAAGATAAAATATGCCAAAGTATGCAATGTCATTTGTATTGATGTTAGGATTTATAGCGCGGTCATCTATATAAATGTCAGCGATTGGTTTACCAAAAATTAATTCATCATATTCTATATTCAGCTTTTCAAGCGTATCAATAGTGATGCTTGCGATATCCTTTATAACCTTGCCTATATTTCCGTTATGCGTTTTCATTCTTCGCGCAGTATAAATTATTATTTCGTGTCCGTCGCTTTTCAATTTCCTTAACAACACAACATTGCGGTTAATAGGTTTTACTGTGGAATAATCGCCAGCAACTGCGGGATATGAAACGAGTGTGTTATCTAAGTCAAAGCATATTCTTAATTTTTCCTTATTAATTGTGCTTCCGGTGTATGTTCTAATGCATTTTGTATCATCAATAAAGAATGGTTCAACCTTGTCGCCATTTTTTATTATAAGATTGTATAAGTTAGGGAAGTTAAACATGGTAGTTTCTTCATTCTTCAAGAGAATTGATGCATATTTTAGAAAACTCTTTGTATTCTTGAAACCGTAAAAGTAGCTGCAGTAAAAGTCTGATATTTTATTATTTTCTTCAATATCCGTTATTTGGTTATTTTCAAACTTTATATAGGTGTCATTGGGATTTGTATTATAATCTATGCTATATATGCTATAACCAATAAACTCATTTGCAAATACAGGGATATTTTTGGCAATAGTATGTATATTATTACTATCTATGAAAACTATATTAGTGTCTTGATCATTATAATTATCAACAGTCTCAATAAACTTATTAATTCCCACAAAAGCAGTCTCAACATTGCCACGCGTTTGATAGTCTATCATCGCGAAGTGTATATTTTTAGATTTACATTTATTTATTAGTATCTCTTGAAAATTATGTTCGTCCAAAAAGATATTATAAATTATAAATATTTCATTTGAAGGAATACTTTCTATTACATATTCTATGATATGCCTACATTGAATGAACTGCAAAGGATTATTATCGCATAAGATTATATATTTCATAAGATATTATAGTATTTATAAATATTTATAGATATTTATAGTATATCTTTTTTATATAAGATAAAGATTATTCTATTCTATTCTAATTGTAGAATGAAAAATGAATATCTTTTTATATAACAGATACAGAAAGATTTATAAAACTAACATTAGTTTGCTATATGTTATTTATAAAAAACAGAAGGTTTATATAACAGACTACTTTAAGAAGAATGGAGTAATTAAAAAAGTACATAAGCATTTAATTGAGCAAAAATCAAAGAAGATAGTTGGAGGAGCGGGGGATACATTAAAAATAGGTTCATTTAATGTTTATGCTTGGAAAGGATATTACGCAAACCGTGAAAATTTTAAAAATAAGTTTAATGCACTAATAAAAGGAAGTGGTATAGAGTTATTGCTTACACAAGAGGACGAGATTGAAAATAGTGATGATACAACTGAAAGTGTTAAAGCATATTCATTAAAAGATAGGGATGGTATCCCTACCAGGTTTACTTTTGATATGTGTATTAACAGCCATAACGATGGACAGCTGTCATTTTATAGAGGTGTCACTCCAAGGAATGCTATAATTATAAAAGATACCAAGTTTGGAATTAGTATTGCTAATTTACATTTAGAAGGGGGGCGTTTTATAGATTTAGAATTAGATGATCAAACATTTCAAAATTATTTAGATATTAAACTTGGGTTATTGCGCGAAGTATTAGTCTTTAATCCTGATATTGTAATGGGTGATTTTAATTCTGTTTATTGTACTTATGAAGATTTGTTAAATAGTATGTATGATGCTCAAAATTTGTATTATGATGCTAAACGCAACGATGATCTAAAAGCAATTAAAACAGAAGATGAAAACCGAGGGTATACTACTAATTTATTGAAACAATATTTATATTTACAAAGCGATTTACATTTAATAAAAAGATGCGCAGATAGAACAAGTTATGAGAAAAGACTTAGTTTAGATAATATAATTTCTTGGAATAGCCAGCCATTTACTTTGTTAACAAAAGCAGGATATGTATATATAGAACCAATAAATATAAAGCAAGGCAAAAAAATAAATCCAACAAATTTCAAAGGTGAAAATGTAATAGACCATGCGTGGGTTAAAGAAACACTACTTGGTAAATATGATTTTAGAACTGAGATATATGATGGTTTTGGACCAGCTGTTTATGATTTATATGGAAACATGTCAGACCATAAACCATTACACCAACCGAAAAGAAAAATGAGACAAAAAATAATTTATCTATTACTAAAATGATATAAGAATTTAACAATATTATAAGATGAATAAGGAGGTCATTCTACCAGACCGAAGATCTATATCCTAATTTTATAATGGTGTGTTTGGATTTTTAAGTTTTCTTATTAGTTCTATTATAAAATTACTGGTTTATTACATTAGTCTTGATATAACTACCGATTAAGATGAAAAGCGTTTGTTAGTAGGATCTAAAATCTAAGAATCTAACAAAAGCGTAATAAAACTAACAAATACTGCCAACCGCTGTAAAAAGCCGTCAAATGGTAGTTTGTCTCTTTAATGAGA